TCCGTAGACTCCCATTGTGTAGCTGTCAGCCTTAGACGAAGCGCGAACGATTAGTTCGTAGAGTGCGCGGTCTTGAACTGCCTGAGAAGCGTCTTGAATGAGGTTAGTAAAGTCAATGGCAGAAGCCGTAGGACTGAACTTAACCTCAGAGAGTGAGACGTATGGTTCGACCATTCCACCGGAGTAAACAAATGGGGCTACGATTGACATTTATTCCTCTTCTGGGGTGAGTTCGGTGCAGCCACACTTACCGCACTTGTCGCGGTACAAGCTGACAAAGTTACAAGCGTCGCACCTGTAACCACTAGCGTTTCTAAAGTTAATTCCAGCCACAGCAAAGTCTCCTGACTTAACGAGAGACTTGGCAGTACCTCCGTCAACGTGGAATGTGCCATCCTTCTGACGAGGAATGACTTTGCCTTCGTTAACTTGTATTTCTTTAAGACCATTATCGGAACCGACAAGTCTCATTTATTTCTCCCTTTGCGAATGAGAGGGAGCAGCGCAGGGAGAAGGGGAACTCCCTGCACCGCTCAACCTCAATGGCTAGATGTAAACACCTAGCGATTTAATTGGTTGAAAATCAACCAGTGATTCCTGTAACGATTCCACTCCATGTTGGCGCGCGGAACGCAAGCGCACCGTACGTGTATGAAGAGATGTCGTAACTGAAGCCAATTTGTGGCCATTCGATGACCATACTGTCGACCACATTGTGTGCTTCAACAGTCTGAGCAACACCTGAGTCTGGGAATGGAAGTTGCTTCGTGTGAATCAACGCAACACCAGCAGGTGCGAAACGGTGAGTAACGAGGTCAACCATCTTGCCTGTTGCCTGGTTCTGTACAGCCTGTACGAGTGAACCAAGAACAATTCCGTCCTTGCCAGTCTCGTAGTTAAGACGGTATGAAGATGTGCTTGATGTTGTCTGAATCGCCTTAGCAAGTGCGCGTCGTACAGCAGCGGTCGTGATGACTACGTCTGGGTCGCCCATTACTGAGTTGAACAGGCTGACGAAAGCGTCCTGAAGGAAGTTGTCAGCAGTTGACTGTGAAGCGATTGTTCCGTTCAATGCAGACTGGTATCCACCAAGTGTAAGGAATGTGTTGACGAATCCGTCGTATCCTGTACCTGAGTTAGCGCCAGCAGCAAATGTGTTGTATGAACCGTCTGTTGAACCAGCAGCAGCCGAAGCAGCAAAAGCAAGACCAGTAACGCCAGAAGCGGTGCTTGGTGTAGATGCCTTGTAGATGTTCGGTGTGCTTGTGGTGCAGTAGATGTTGATTGCAACAACGCCAGCAGGAATTGCTCCTGTGTATGTTACTTTTGCACCCTGACCAGATACGGTTGTGATTGTTCCAGCAGCGAACGGAGCAGACTCACCGTATGCAGATGACAATGTCACCTGAACGACTGTGCTTGATGTTCCTACTGTGATTCCTGTTCCAGTTGCGTCAGCAGCAGCAGTGAAAGTCAATGCTGAAATCTGTGCAGATGAAGCCACAGGTGTTGAACAAGAGTTCATCATGTTGCGCTCTTCTGCGAGGAAGTGCGACCAGATGAGGCTTGTGTGTGAGAGTTGGCGGAGGTCGGTGTAACCCTGCCCAGCAAACTCAGCCTGTAGTGCAACGCTGTCTGACAAACCTTGTTCTACGAATGACTTGACAATCTTGTCAGCTGCGTAGGTGATCTGTGTTGGGCGGTTAAGAGTAACACCGTTGAATGAAGTTGAAGCTGAGTTCGAGTTGAAGAATGAACTTAGGTTCGCTACTCCACCAACACCGGCGTTTGAAAGACCGGTGATGCGACGGAATTCAAGTGCCTGTCCTTGTGCCTTGATACGTGCTGTGCTGTTGCGAAGGTAAAGTTCCTTCGGGATGAGCAATGAAAGCACTGGGTCAAGGTCGTAAGGTACTAGACCTGAGATACCTGAGATGGTGTTGTTAAGTGGTGATGTAAGGGTGATGTTCTTGCTTACGTCTTGGATTCCTGCAAGAGCAGATGTAACTGCTGCAAGCTGGTCGCCTGAAACAACCTTTGAGAGGTCAGTAAGAGCTTCTTCTGTGCGTGTAGCAGCAGAGGCAGTCTTAGTGATTCCGGTTGATGGGCTGAATGAAAGCTCACCGCGACGGTGTGCAGTCAGTGTGTTCGAGTGAACTGCGCTCAAGGCTGACTTGTATGCCTCAAAACGCTCAACGCGCTGTTCGGCAGGAAGTCCGCCAAATAGGTCGTCAATGGAAGGTGCGGCTAATGCCATAGTCTTCCCTTTCTGTTAGTTAGATGGTTAGTTAGAACTGCTTAGACTTAGCGTCGTAGCGTGCTGCTTCGGCTAGGTACTGATTGCGCAATTCTGGGTTGGTCATTTTGTTTGCCATTTCGCGGAGGCGGATTGCCTCTACTTCTGCGGCGATAACCTGAGCAGACTTAGAAGTCTGTTCTCTTGTTGCTCTGATAGCTGGGCCACCAGGTACTGCCATCTCACGCACTTCATCCAACGCTGCCTTTAGGAGATTGATTTCCTCTTTTGCTTCGTCTAATGCTGCCTTTGTTGTGATGGTTTCTTCAAGACCTAAAGCCTTGACGATTTCGTTGCGCAACTCATCCTTTGTTTCAGGGGTTGCGTCGTCTGCTGATGCAGACTTTATTAGGTCGGCGCTAACGCCGAGTCCGATGTAAGCCATTGTGTCATCTCCTGACATTTCTGTTTCTTCCATTGCAAATGGTTCTACGGTTTCGCCTTCTTCGGCTTCACCATCCCACCAGCAAAGGAATAGTTCAAGTGCGCAGAGTAGTTCCCTTACGTCACAAATCTCATCCTCTTCGCCTGACAACATTTCGTCAAGCTCTGCTTTGATGAGCGCTACAATTCCGGCACGAACAGACTCTAGTGTTGCTTCGTCGTGTTCTACTGCCTTGAATGAATCTGGGATTAGGTCTTCACGGCCTAATGCTTGCGCACGAGTCTTAATGTGTGCGATTGTCTTAGCGCGGTCTTTTGCACGACCAATAGACTGAATAGCGTTTCGAAGGTCTCCAACAGTCTTGATTGGGTATGATCCGTCAGCCATTGCTGCGCCTGACTCTGCAGCTGCTTCGCGCTGTGCTTCTGAAAACTCACGCTTCTCTACTTCTGGCTCAGAAACTTCTGTTTCATCAGCGTCTGCTGACTTCATGTCGCGGTTTTCCATAGTCTCAGGAATAGATGGTGAGTTCTGCAAGATGTTTTCAAGCATACCGTCTGGCTGTTCGCCGGTTCCGTTGCATACGTCGCATGGTGTGTCGAACTCTTCGTTAGCGGTGTTGGTCTTGTGACCAGTTCCAGCACAGTGAGTACAAGCCTGGATGCGCTCGTAGAGTTCTTCTGGTGCGCCGTTTGGTTCGGTCATGATTGCCTCTGTGTCGATGGCATCTTTTTCTATGTCTGCCATTGCAGAGCCTTTCACTAATTCTCCCTTGACTGATTTAGCAAGTTCGATAACGCATGATGGGTTTGCTGGGCGGTCAACGAGTGACACCTCAACAATTTTGCCTGATCGGATCATTCCGCCTGGGGCATCGGCTGACTTCTCAATGCGAGCTGATTTAATTCCAACGCTGAATCCGGTGTAGATACCCTCTTCAACAAGGCGAGCGGCTTCTGAGTCAACAATCTTGGCCTCAACAACGTACCCTGTACCCGACTGCTCCATTTCCATAGCCTTGCCGATTGCCTTTGACTGGTGCATCTCACGGATGTTCCCAATCTTGAACCACTCTGGCATTGCTTCTTTGAGCCACTCTGGGTCGCAGATTTGCTCGTCGAGGTCGAGTGTTGCGTCTGTTGCAAGACCCTTTACTCGGATGTAGCCATCTTCGCCACGCTTTGCAGTTAGTCCGCCAAAGTAGGCGTAGGTAATGTCTTGAGCCATGTTGTTATTCTCCTGAATCGGTAGATGTGTCTGTTGTTGTATCTGGCAATACAGCCGCTACTGAGCAACGGCAAGAAGGGTGTTCTGGTGGATAGTCGTCTGTGATGTCGTGAGGATTAGCTTCTTCTTGAGCCAAACATTCCTCACAAGCACCGTCATAGGCTAACCAGTCGAACTGTTCAATGCCAGCCGACTGATACGTATCTACTGCCGAAGCGTTGTAGGCACGATTTGTTTCTGTGACAGCAATAATGTCTGCGCGAGTTTGATCGTTAATAATTAAGTCAATTGCAGTGCCGATGTCTCTAGCACTCATTCCTTCGCTAATGCCAAGAAGTAATGAGTCTGAGATTCGTGTCATTGTTGTCTGGTTAATACCTTGAATCGTAATGCCAGCCTTGTCAAGAAGGGATTGTAACCCTCTACCTGCCAACACTGCGTCTGAGCGAACTACGCGAGCTGCATC